TAGCGTTAAAAAAGAGCGTAACCGTATTAAATAGTCCGGGTACCATCGATGCAGATTATCGGGGAGAAATTGGAGTAATTTTGATTAATCATGGAACTGAGTTTTTTGTAGTAAAAACCGGTGATAGAATAGCTCAATTAGTATTAAATAAAGTAGAACAAATAGAATGGAGTCCAGCACATATACTCACCGGGACTAAACGAGGTGATAATGGATTTGGATCAACAGGTAATAAATAAATAAATTATGTTTGGAGTAACAGAAAATACATTATGGGTAGAATCCTTCCGCCCAGATACAATGGATGGATATATTGGTAATGAGCATATTATTGACAAAGTCAAGATATTCATTAAGAATGGTGATGTGCCACATTTATTATTTTATGGCCCAGCTGGAACAGGTAAGACAACATTAGCCAAGATAATTGCAAATAGTGTCGAAGCTGATGTTATGTATATTAATGCATCGGATGAAAACTCAGTTGATGCAGTACGAGATAAGATTAAGCGATATGCATCAACGGTAGGATTTAAACGATGGAAGATTGTTATATTAGATGAAGCAGATTACTTGACACCTAATGCTCAAGCAGCCCTTCGCAACCTAATGGAAACATATAGCAAAACTACCCGATTCATATTAACATGTAATTATGTAGAAAAGATTATCGATCCAATTCAGAGTAGATGTCAAACATTTGCAATAACACCACCTAATAAAACAGATGTAGCAAAACGATTGGTTACTGTGTTAGAAGAAAAGAGTGTAACTTATGACGTTCAAGATATTGCGGCAATTATCAATGCATCATATCCAGATATACGTCGAGCAATCAATGCAGCACAAGCATCTGTAGTTAATGGGGTGTTACAATTAGACAAAGCAAGTGCTATTCAAGCAAATTATATGACTGAAGTGCTAGAAATGCTTAGAAATGCTAAAGACAAAAAAGCAACGTTCAATAAAATTAGAAAATGTATAGCTGATAGTAAAGTTAGAGATTTTACTCCATTATATACATTTTTATATGACAATCTTGAAGAATTTGCAACGGGGCATATTGCTGCAATTATTTTGATTATAGCAGAAGCCCAATTTAAAGATGTAACCGTTGTAGACAAGGAAATAAACATAATGGCTATGTTTGTTAATATTATGAATGAATTATAATTATGTCTGAAAAAATATTTAAAGCACCATGTGCCATTGTGTTTAAAACTAGCAATCGAAGCAATGCTCGTACTAAAATAAAAACATATAAAAAGAAAGGTATAGATGAAATTTTATCTGCTAAAAAACTAGTAGGTGTACCTGATAATGCAATTATACTAGAAATTGGGTTTGGGACATATTTTGAACAACAATACAGAAAAAAATACAAATTATAATGGCAACAATATTTGATTTTATCGGAGGCATAACAAGTAACAAGAAAGCTTGGGATAAGTGGACAGATGTAGAACAGAAAAAGTTCTCTCCATTTATTGTGAATCGTTGGCTGTCAATGCGAATGGAACTAACTGACTTGGTTAATGAATTACAATGTTATACTATAGGACAACTTAAACCTAGAGATACATATAAGTTATATCACGATCTTCTTCCTAATAACAAAGCATTTGCAAAATATGTTAAAGGTAAAAAATCTGACAAGTATGACACAAAATTAATTGCACAATTGGCAGAGCATTATCAAGTAAGTAAAAGTGAAGCTACTGAATATTTAGAATTGTTGAATAAAGATGCTTGTGATCGTATACTATCATTATATGGGTATACTGTAGCAGAGAAGAAAAAAATGATGAAAGGGGTAAAATGAGTGTACACACGCAAAACCATTATACAGGCAAAGACAGCTTATACAAATTTGCAACAGATTGGGAACTTAACGCATATGAATTTGATATACTCAAAAGAATTGTCAGGTGCCGACGCAAAGGTAACTTTGAACAAGACCTAGAAAAAACAAAAGATGTGATTGATATATATCTAAAAGAATTTGGCAAATAGTAAAATTTTTCTTATATTATAAATAAAACGTGTAATGAGTAAAGAAAGCGTAAATTATATTAGTCCGGTATATAAACTTGCAGTTCGAGATGCAAAGTCGGTACCTCGAAGAATATCATATTCCCAATGGTCCATGTATGAACGATGTCCATTAAATTGGAAGTTAGCATATATAGACGGATTAGCTCCATTCACATCTTCTATAGAAACTGTATTTGGTACTGCGTTTCATGAGACAATGCAACACTTCTTAACAGTATTATATACAGAATCAGTTAAAACGGCAGATGCTATAGATTTATCGGCTTTGTTAATGGATAACATTAAGAAAGAATATAGCAAATGCGTTGCCGAAAAAGATGGAGAACATTTTTCTAATCCATTGCAATTACAAGAATATCACCAAGATGGTGTTGCTATATTAGATTGGTTCAAGAAACGACGTGGACAATATTTTTCAAGTCGAGATTATGAATTGTTAGGCATTGAAATGGAATTATGCACTAAAGCATCTTCGAAGAATGATTCAGTATATTGGTATGGCTTTATGGATTTAGTTATACGACATAAGCCTACTAATACTATTGATATAATTGACATCAAAACAAGCAGAATGGGTTGGAATAAATATCAAAAAGCCGACCCATTAAAATCAGCTCAACTAGTTACATATAAAACTTATTTTTCAGAACAATATGGAATTCCAAAAGAAAATATCAATGTAGAGTTTTTCATAGTTAAACGAAAGCTAATAGAAAACTCAATGTTTCCACAAAAACGAGTTCAACAACATAGACCATCATCTGGTACAGTTACACAGAAGAAAGTGCAGAAGCGTATTGATACATTTATCGAAGAATGTTTTGATGCCGAAGGAAACAAGAATGCAGACAGAAAATATTTAGCATTAGCAGGAAAAGGCGCTAAACATTGTAAATGGTGCGTATTCAAGACAGACTATGAAAATTGCCCTAAAGAAAATAGGATACGAGAATGAAAGTTGCATTGATAGGAAATAAAGATTGGCAGAACCGACGCAAAGTTCAAGAAGCATTGCGACAACTAAAAACTAAATATGAAAATGTAACAGTTATTGGTGCTGGCGGTTCCGAAGGGGCAAATCATATGGTTAGAAAATATGCATTGGAATTTGGAATGTCATATAAAGAATATAATCCGTCTTATTCAGGGTATAACTTATACTCAGCAATGCCTAAAACATATTATGGTAAATCATATCATTTCAGTCAATTGCATCACAGAATGAAACTTATTGCTGAAAATTGTGATTACATGGTTATTATGACCAATGAAGATAAAATGGATCCATTTTTAAAAACAGCATATACTAATATTAACAAACAAAAAAAGCCGGTAGTTTTACTAGGTTGATATTTATATAAAAGTTATAAGGAGTTTAAATGAAGTTACCAAAGCTACAGCCAGTAGAAGCTAACAAACCAAAAAAGAAAAAAATATTATTACTATCTGATGATTTTCGTTTACCAAGTGGTATTGGAACTATTAGTCGTGAAATAATCATGAAAACAGTGCACCATTATGATTGGGTACAATTAGGTGCAGCACTTAAACACCCGGAGCACGGTCAAGGTCAAGATGTATCACAACAAGTAGCTCAAGAGACGGGTGTTACGGATGCCGATGTAAAAGTTATTCCATGGACAGGATATGGCGATCGTAATGTACTATTCTCAATATTAAATCAAGAAAAGCCAGATGTTATCATGCATTTTACCGATCCAAGATATTGGGGTTGGCTATATGCATTGGAGCACGAAATTAAAACTACATATGGTACACCTATTTCATATCTTTCAATTTGGGACGACCTACCATATCCAATGTGGAACGCCCCATTTTACGGCAGTTGTGATATGGTAATGGGAATCAGTAAGCAGTCAGACAATATACACAGAGAAGTGCTTAAACAGAATGGATTTGAGGTATACGACTATGATTCTAAAGAAAACGATCGCGGAGGTATAATTACCGGATATGTACCACATGGATTAGACGAAACCGTATATACACCATTAGATCGAAATAAACCCGAATATCGAGATATGCACAAGCAAATAAAAGAAGCCAATGGCGCAGACTTTGTAGTATTTTGGAATAACAGGAATATAAGAAGAAAACAACCGGGTGATGTGATACTTGCATTTAAAATGTTTAATGACAAGTTAACGCCAGAGCAACGAAACAAAACAATGCTACTTATGCACACAACGCCTACTGATGGCAATGGAACTGATTTAAG